TCTTTTTCTTCTTCTTTTTCTTCTTCAGGTGCTTCTTCTTTTAAAGCCTGAAGGTATTCTTCATGTGTAGGAAATGGCATAAAGACAACTGTTTCTTTATCTTCAACTTCTAACTTCATTTCGTGAGAGCCTTTACCACCCATTTCTTCTGCTCTTACTTCAGCTTCTTCTGCTGTTGCATAAGTATCTTTTTCCATGAGCTTTTCTTTAATCTCTTCTTCCTCTTTGACTTCTACATCTTCTGCCAAAACTGAAACTTCAAGCTCCTCGTTTTTTATGTCGTCTGCCATTTTAATCTCCTGCCAATAATAGTTGGCTCTTCTTTTGTTTTGAGTTTCTGAGAACTTCTTAGGATCGGTGCTTAGAAAATTTCAATGCTACCACAACGATTGCATTTTACTTCTCCAGCAAGTAAGCCTTCCTTATTATATTTTGCCAGAAGTTTATTGCATTTGCAACAACGAGCTTCTGTTTTAATTAAAGTTTGTATAAATTTTTTAGCATCTTCTAATGTTGATAGAGATTCTACTGCAGTCATTCCGTCATTCCACTCAGGTCAATGATTTCATATAAGTCGGATTCATCACTCCATTCTACCGGTAGATCTTCCTTAGTCATGAATACAAGAATAGTTCTGCAATTATAATGTAGTGGTGGAGTAAGATCATTCAATAAACCTTCATCTTCAATTCTAATTTGTGGTTCAAGCTCTGCAACCAATTCACAAACCTCACTTGTTTCTCCATCAAGAACTGCTGAAAGCTGATAACCAATAATAAAGTCTTTTACATCTTTGTCATCTCCAACTTCTCTTCTGCCAAAATTATAAGCTCCAAGATTAGCTGTTCTCACAATTGCTGTAGTTCTATAACCAGTCATTACCTTCCCGGTCTTGGAAGATATCTCTGTTCCTTCTGCGATATAAGGATTAAATCCAGTTTGAATATTAATCATTGTTTTAGGAATTGACGTTCCTCGTGTTAGTGAATTCAAAAGAATTCCCATCATGTCATTAGTTAAAGTTGCTGATATTTTTTTAACATCCAGTCTTGCTTTAGATTTAAAGTATCTTTTGAAACCAGCAGTTAAGATTCCTACACCTATTTGAGTCTTGAGAAATTTCTTAGGCAGCGAATCTCGTGCTTCTTTTTTTCCAACAGAGTAAGCATTAGCATATCCGTCTTCAAATTTCTGAATTAGCTCTGATTTAAACTTCAGGTCTAAATTGTCAATTGCTGTAAAGTCAAACTCATTCTTAGTCATCTTATTCTTAATATAGGTCTGGACTGCTTCCATTTGCTTTGTCATTACTGTGATCACTGACTGTTCAAAGTCATTATCTAATTTGTCTAAAGTTTTCTCGACTGTAGCAAAGTCTACTCTTTTCTCAGCTTTGGTTTTTGCATAATGTTTATGTGGCGTTGGTTGATTATGTGTTTTTAAATGATTAGTTATTCTACGACTCCAACTGAATCCTGCATCTCCACCCCATAATGCCCAAGCGATTCTTCCCCTACTTGGATAACCATCTTCTCCCCTTTCAAATCCTTTACCTTTCTTATCTACCTCGTGTCTTGAAAAATATGAAAACATTCTTTTTACTGTTGAAATACTTAAATTGTCTCTGTTACTTAATTGATTAGCTCTGGCAACACCGATTCTTGTGCCACCTCTATTAAACTCTTTTCTCCAAGCAAGTCCTCTATCAGCTTCCTCTTTCATAGCTGTTGTAGGTTTTGTATCTGGTTCTGACATATTAGCTGTATTCTCAATTACAGTTTCAGTTTGTTCTTCAATAACTTCTTCATCTGGTGTTTCTTCAATTTCAGTTTCTGGAGTTTCAGCTTCTAAATCTTTTTCAGGAAAGTTTAATTGTCGTCTAAGTACATTCTCATCTTCAAGTGTTGGAGTAACCACGCCTTTCTCAACTGCTGTAATAAATAAGGTTTGTAGTTGTAGTTTCTGGTCATCAGTCATTGGATTAAATTTAAACTGAGGTAGTTCTTCGACATTAGAGAAATTATAAGAAACTAATCTTTTAATTAGTTGCTCATTCATTACTGACTCTTCAATGTCTTGTCTGAGCTTTTGAATAATCCATAAGAATACATCGAAATGAATCTTGGCTTGAGCATAAGCACCTGTGTCGCCTTCTGCCATTAGTCTGTCAGGAATTAAGATTGAACGTGCTATCGATTTGTTATAAAAGTTTAGAGCAGTATTGAAGTCGTTAGTAGATGCTCTGTTTGACTCTAATAATCCAATATCGAATTCATCCATTCTATGTGTGATTGAAGTTTTAGCTGTTAAGTTGTCCAGAATATTTCTAAGATTTGTTCTTCCTGATGGGTCATTGCTTTTGTACTTACCAACGACTGTGGGATTAGCAAACCTTTCAAGATAGATATTCCACATTTTGATTAATACATCTTTACTCCAGTAACCTCGATATGCTGGACGTAAATCTGAAGTTCCATAATGATTGCCGAATTCTTTCTGATAACTAAAAATTAAGAATTTAGATGTTGGATAATACTCTTCAGCTCCACCTCTATCGTAAACTATTCCGTCTTTAAGAAGATTGGCAAACTCATCAACTGCAAATCTGTAGTAATAAGGTTGTTTAGTTTTTAGATTAGCAAGTCCTATCTTGCCTTTATGCTTTCCTGATTTGAAAGTCTTGTAGTTTATTTCAGTTATTGAGTATCCATAATCAAGTGCGGTCATGATTTCCAAAACATTATCTATCATGCTTCCCTGCATTTTATCAAAGCAATAAGAAACAAAATCAGCAACCTCGATATCCTGCTCATCATTTGATGCTGGAATTATTTCATAGTTAGGTGCTAATGTAGCAAATTTCTTTAAAGTAAGACAGGCTTTGACCTGATCATCTATTCTCATCTGGTCGTATATTGGAAAACCTTTTCTACCTAGAAGGGTATCTGGATTGTAAGGAATGATAGTGCCTTTAAGATATAAGTTATCTTCTGAACTCGCAATCTCTTTCATATCTGGTTTGGTTTCTGCGAAATTTTGTTGTAGTGCTGCAAGTGTTTCTGATATAGCCATTTGCTTTTAAGTTTAAATCAATCCTTTATCTTTAGCAAGAGGGATGGCTAAGTTCGGAAGGAACTCCGATACCATCCCACTGTAATTATACCTTAGAGCTTTTTATCTATCTGTATCCAACTTTGCTGATTGCTTTCATTCTTTCTTTTTGAACATCCATAAAGCCTTTTTTGATTTGCTCCATCAATATCTCTTTATCTTTATGTTCACTTGTAAAGTTTGAACTGTAAGGATCAAGAACAAACCCTTCGTAGACATCATGGTTGCATTCGTTTTCAGCTTCTCCAATTTCGTCAGAAGTTAAAAAGACATCAGTAAAATCTACCCATCTTTTCTTCCTATCTGCTTTAGCCAAATATTTCTTAAATTTAGCATTCTCCAGATATCCATTCACAATCTTTTGTATATTCTTCATTATCTTGCTCCTTTTTTTGCGTTTATCTTCCAATGTGTTTTATTAATCTTCACTGTTATCTGGATATTTTCTTTAAGTCTTAATGTAATTTGAAAACCCTTTGTTATCTTTATATCTTTAGTGATTGGTAAAAAGATTTTACTGATAATGCTTTTGTATTCTGAGAAGTCTTCGTATTCTTTTTCGTCTTCCCATCTATGTTTTAAGTAAAATAGCTTTTCATTCTTACTAACGAAAGCTGATACCTTACTTAATTCTTTTCTTAATTCTTGAATCTTCAATTGTGTAATTTCCATTATCTTGTACCCCCTGTAAGTTCTTCTAGTAGTAACTTCCAGAAAGGAAATAAACTTGCTAACCCTATTACCTTTCCGATTAAATTTATTGTTTGTTCTTCCATTGTCTCTCTCCTCGTTATATATATATAATAGTCTATGTAGTATATATGTCAAGTGATTATAGTAAGCTTATTTAGGTTAGGTATATTGTTCTTTGTTTATAGGGTGTTTGGAATTAAGCTTATTTTAGAATTCTTGTATACTTGTTTCCATGTGTCCTTGAGTCTCTGGCTCTTCTTCTATGTTTGTCCCCATTGGTCTTTCCATGATTGCATATCTTAAAGCATCAATTGCATGGTCAAAGCCGGAAGTGTCATAAGCTTCTGGGTTTCTTGCGTCAGTTTGTATTTCTCTTAACGACCTATAAGTGATTGGACAATCCTTTGTAAAGAACAGTTTTGGTTTCTTGCTATATTCATTGACCCTCAACCTCATGTGCATTTGTTGTTTACCGGCAGTTCTATTATTCTTAGCTCTATCCATATAGAGACCACAGTTTTCTAAGATCTCCCCAATAGATTCTCCCTCATTTTGTTTGCCCCA